AGAAGATTCGGAATGATATTTCCCAAGAAAGGCTTTACTACACCAGAAACTTCTTTTGTCTTTATAGATAGGATTCCATATTCCTAATCCTAGAGAAACATTCTTTAGACCACCTTCTCTTTTTGGTTTTGTCTTCTTACCGTTAATATAACCATAAATTTTTCTTTTTTCTGTAGTCATTACTTCACGATTAATATAACTAAACCCACCTTTACCACCTTCACACAAATTGTATGTGTGATTACCTATTTCAACCAATTCTTTTTCTTTATCATTCATCTCTTGTTCATTATCGTAAATGAACAGGATTTCTTTCACAAAATTCTCTGAACCATATTTCTTAATGGCTCTCTGCAAAAGCCTTCCAGAACCAAGATAACCATCATCCAAAATCTCCGTTTGATGTTTACCGTGGTAATATTTACCATTAATTTTATTGGTTGTTTTGTATATCGTAAAAAACACCGGAAGTTCCCTCTAAGCAAGTCTTATATATGCTTACTTAGGGAAACTTCCGGTCTAAGTACCTTCTGGCGGGTTCGAACCACCGACATTCGCCGTGTAAAAGCGACGTTCTTCCGCTGAACTAAGAAGGCATAAAAACTGGTTGGAAGTGTGGGGTTCGAACCCACCGTGCCCGAAAGCAGCAGTTTTACAGACTGCCGGCCGTCCACTCGACCATACTTCCAAAAATTACGTAGTTTTATCGCGAAAACTGGAGCGGAGCCACCCGTTTCCAGGCAACCCCGCATAGCGCCCCGGCATCTCTTTCGAGGCACCAGGACATAAACTAGAAAAAGGATGTTGTCAATGCGTAGTCATTGACACTTATTGCCGTACATAACCAACTTTAGGATTCTTATTTGCTAGATATTCTACTCGCGGCAGCAAATAAGCTCACTTCACGTTCGTTGGCATCCTTTTATTGGGAGCAGGTACCAGATTTGCACTGGTGGTCTCCGACGTATGAAGACGGCGAGATGACTACTTCTCCAACCTGCGACTCTTGAATTTCTTAACGTTCTTTATTTATACCACGAAGTTTGAAAATGTCAAGTTTCTTTCAAAATTTTATTTCAAGGGGCACGACGAATGATCAATTTCCAACCTCTAATTTGAGGGGCTTTTGTTTTATTGATCAGAGTTCCAAAAGATGGCATGAATATATATGCCTCTCCGTTTCTTTCATGGAGAACAAATGACGCATCTTTACCAGTGGTTTCTGATACCAACTTAATGCGCGGAAGATTGCTCTTTTCCTTCTTAGCAATTTCTGTATCGCTGGCTTGAACCCAAGGCATGGCAGCAGTGCTAAACACTGCATTCGTAAGATCAATCGAAAATGTTTTATTCTTTTCATCAATCTCAAAGAGAGAAGTAGATAGTTCTACATCTTTAGATTTATCACGAGCCATATCTAATTCCTCTGACTCAATTTCTGCCTTAATTATAGCTTTCTTAACGGCTTCTGTCAAATCTCGTTTATTATCATAAATGTTTTTCTCAATAGCTTCTAAGGCTTGGAAAAATATCTGATCGTCAGGAACAGGATTGTGGAGGGGAGTTTGTTTCCCCTCCACGTTCTGTTTCAATCTTTCTTTTACTCTACTTGGCGGGTACAGGAACGACATGTGCATTCGTAGGAATGTTCATGAACGGGATTGGAGCACTACCAAGCATCTGGGTCGGAAGCTTACCATCCCAACGCTTTGCCTTTTCCAACTCGACAAGAGCAGCATTCTCCTTAAGAGCATCAGACTGAGCCTTGATGGCGGCAGCTTGAGCTTCACCCTTTAGACGAATTGCCTTTGCTTCCGCTTCGGCCTTGAGCAAATTGGCATCGGCTTCACCACGAGCGGTTTCACGCGCACCATTTGCCAAACCTTCAGCCTTCACCTTGTCAGTCATTGCCTGTTTCTCTGCCTGCTGACGTTGATACTCAAAAGACTCGACGTTAGCCTTGGCAACTGCTGCGTTGTTAACAGCATCACGGAATGCCTTGGTATACTGTAAATCAGTCAACTGGAAATCCGTGACCTCTACACCAAGATGTTCTGCACTACTCTTAAGAACCCTAAAGATGCGGTCGCGCAACTCACCACGCTTTTCTGCGACAATCTGGACGTTTACCTGACCCATTTCTGACTTCAGACGATCCAAAGTCATCGTAAAAAGACGAGCCTTGTAATCACGATTGTTGGTGAATAGATATTGAATCTTATCTTCCGGAACACGATAAAAAAGATTGAACATAATGTCAACTTCTTGGTTATCGACTGTGTACGTATTCACAGGCTTGTCAGGAGTAAGGTCTTGGATATCCACACGATAGTCGTGTGTTCCCTGCATGAACGGAACCTTGAAATTCAGTCCGGGACTTGCAACATATGAAAACTTACCCCAGGTATCGACAACTGTACGCTCATTCTGAGAAACCTGAAACCAGGAACCCAAAAACATTGAAACAGCGAACAACACAGCGAAGACAACCAGGATAGTCCTGAAAATGGGAAAACCGCTTGAACGACGATCATCCTCATCACGAGGATGCGGAATTGCTAGACGAGCCATTATTTACCTCTCTAAGTTAAACCAAACTATCAATAAGACAAAGCAATCGTTTGGTATTATCGCTCTGAATCGTTAAAAAACGCATCGTTAATAATCAATGCTATACTATATATAAAGGAAATGACAATACAGGTTATCGCGATGGCAAAAAACAATAATGTATGATATATAAGAAACCATACCAAAAATGCCAACGCAATTGTAACTAATATCATCAATGTTGGAATACGATAGTTATTCCAGAGATAGTCAGCAAGACTATTCCATTTTTCACGATATACACGCATTAGAAATTCTCCGACACTGAAGTTTGATCCACATGAAACACGAATAGACCTTCTTTTCTCCATGCTTGGACTACCCTATTCCGATCATCGAATACACCAAGAATTTGATAACCTCTCGGACGAATGATGTTATTTAGGATTTCCATTTTAATGATGGAATCCTCGCGGTGATCGTTTGCAGAACGCATGTATAATTCGGTGACTGCATTCGACTCAAATGCACGATCCTGTACATTGATGATACATTTATCAGACAACCATCGTTCTGTCAATGAACGCTCATCCTCTGAGCGGCCTGAACAAATGAACGTCTTATGTCCTGCATTACGCACCGCATGAAACACTCGCATGACAGGCTCGATTACCGAATCGTCAAACGCGAGTCGCTTATATGCAGGCCAATTCTTAGGCTTCGAACGAATCAAAGGCTGACGATGTTTACCGTTTGCCATGGTTCCGTCTATATCGAAAATGAATGCTGTTTTAGTCATGGTCACAATCTATCGTATTGTTACGAATTGTCAACCACCTCATTCCTTGCTAAAGGCATTTGGATATTTCTTGATGAAATAATCACGGAGCATAGTATGAGCATTCACAGCGTCTTGCTTTAGATCGTTCGGAGCATAGACGATCTCATCCTTTATTTCTGCAAGACCATTCACCAATTTGAATTCATCATAGGATGACTTATGAAATACTTCTTCATGCTTGTAGTGGTATTTACCTACTCTAATATCTGGATTCATGAACAAGAATGTTGGAACAAGACGCTCAAACAAAAAGATAAAATGTGACATGTTTGGATCGCCCGAATAATAACTGGGCTTGTTCATGCGCTCTTTGTCTACCATGTTATAGAACGTGTCTGTGAACGAGAACAAACGGTCCCAAACAGCGGGCTTTGCCATGAAGTAGTTAGCATAGAACGTCTTGCTACTCGGGATGACCATACTAGCAAGCTGCGGCACGTCACTCTGCATTTTATTGAGGGTGTCTTGTGCAAGTTGCATCATGCCGGGGTGATGCATCTCGCCTTGAAACCATGGACTGAGAAAAATCCCATCCAAAATATAACAAGGATTAATAAACCAAAAATCATAATGATTGAATGTGTCATTAACGAATGATTTGAATTTGGAAGGTTTGATCAATGCCTTTTGTTGAAATTTCCATGACACAAGACCGTAAGCATCTTGATCCACCTTGCAGATATCATGCACCTTCTTCATCTGAGGATATTCTCTCAAATCCGGGTTTGGATTTGAGGTATTATCATAAGGTATGCAATCTTGATCCAATGATCCGATTTGTTCTGGTTTATAATAAGATTGGTAAAGTCTTGTTTTCATGCAAAAAAGGAGAGCCGGTTATTCCGGCTCTCCACCTCTCTCTTTGTGTTCGTTTGCTTACTTGCGCTTCAGAAAGGCAGGGATTGGCCCAACGTCGTCAAACGAATTGACCATATCCGGAGACTTCGTATCAACAACCTCCGGCTCCTTTTTTTCTGCGGCACGACGATTGATCGTCTCAATCGCTTCCTGAACCTTCACCTTTGCGTCCTCTGTCTGCGAGATAACGCGCATAGCAGCTTCGGGAGCGACCTGAGCGGCGATCGGCTGGGGCTGTGTCTCCTCGCTAGGAACCGTCTCTGCGACGGTCTGAGCCGCTTCCTTGCTAGTCGTTGCCGCCTTCTTCTTGCGCGGCTTGCTCACCTTGGGTGTCGCCGTCTTGACTTCTGCGATGCTTGCGGTGCTGCTCTTAAGCTCACCCACCTTGCTAATACGATACGCAACAATCTTGCGGCCATCCTTGATCAACTCAAGATCATGTCTCTGAGCGAGGTAATGCATCACACCGTTGATCCACTTACGACCGAGAAATTCTGCAATCTCCCCGGAAGTCATCTTCTTACCATCTGACATGTGAACCGCAAGCTTGTTAATCTGTTGTTCGGTATTTCCCGTCAGAGTGTACGATTTATCACTCTCTGAACCCTTACGTGCCATAGAAGCGCCCTCGCTTTTGTTAATCAATGCCACAGATCATACGCCTTTGTGGCCGCAAGTCAAGGACGATCCGCTAAATAATTACTCTTTTACATAGCGGATGAAAGTGTGATATTTATGACACAGGATAGTGTTCTCACAACGAACAGCAACCTACTACAAACAACAAAATTTCGTTTGGTATTCAATAGAATTCCAAACGTGGAATATTTCTTGACAGAAGTGAATCTTCCTGGGGTTAGTCTACCAAGAAACGTACAACCAACACCATTCAGAGATCGCCCTGTTCCAGGAGACAAGTTGGATTGGGAAGAACTTAGATTGGTCTTTAATGTCGATGAAAACCTAAAAAACTGGCAAGAACTCTACAACTGGATTCGCGGGTTGGGAAAACCAACGAACTTCGGAGAATACTCTAAAATCAAAAAAGAGTCAAACGTTTATTCCGACGCTGTTTTGATGCCTTTGTCATCTCACAATAACGTGACATATAAAATTCACTTCAAGGATGCATGGCCTCAGAATCTTTCTGGTATTCGTTGGACAACCCAAGGGTCTGCGAACGAACCCATCATATCCGAAGCGGTATTCCAATATCTCTATTACGACATTGAAACGGTTGGTTAATACTTGACATTAGTTGGAAATATGCTAGTATAACACTATACATGAGAGGTTATACTATGTCAACTACCCCAACAACCTATGATGATCTAGCAAAAGAATGGAGTGATGATATCTCCAAGATTACATCATCCGACTATCTGATCATTGAACGTGATCTATCCAGTCTTCACAAGAAATATTCAGATTGGATGGGTCGCTATACCTATGAAGCCAAGAAAGCTCAATCCACTTATAAGAAAATGCGCTTGCTGCGCCTGCGCTATTATAAGGGTGATTTGAATGCCGATGGTGATCTTCTCACCAAACTAGGATGGCAGCCTCTCCAGAAGAAAGTCGATTCATCTCTTGTCAAAGACTATCTTGATGGGGATGTTATCCTTAACAATCTCAATCTTGAGTTTGAAGATTTGGCTAATAAAGCCGAATTCTGTCAACGTTCGGTTCAACATATCTCCAATAAAGGATATGCATTGCAATCAGCCATTAAATTCAAGATGTTTCTCCACGACGGATCACAGTGAGACCAACTGTAAAGCTGACAAAATACAACGAAGTCTATTTGCATATAGATGGTGATGAAGCTGCCTTGATGGAGATTCATCACCATTTCACTTTCGATATGCCAAATTCATCTTTTCATCCAATGGTTCGCAAGAAGCGTTGGGATGGAAAGCTCCGTATGCTCAATCTGCGAACAGGTCTCATCTATTATGGTCTAAAATCCAAGGTAGAAGAATTCTGCAAGAAATCTGGAATAGAAGTCATTCATGACCCGTCCGCTGTCGATAATGAGCGTTCTTTGACGGCGGTCGATCTTCAAGAATATATTAAATATCTGGATATATATTCAAACAATAAACCATTGGAAGTACGAGAATACCAAATCGACGCAATTGCCGATTTGATGCGCCGTCGTAGATCATTGGTTGTTTCCCCCACAGGATCAGGCAAATCATTGATCATTTATGTTGCTGTTAGAGCATACGTAGAATCTGGAAACAAGGGCATCTTGATTGTTCCCACCCAAGGTCTAGTGGAACAAATGTATAACGATTTCAAGGATTATTCCAGTCACAATGGTTGGAATGTAGATGCTAATGTACAACGGCTATATTCTGGTTATGAGAAGAAGTTCTCCAAGAACCTTCTAATAACTACATGGCAGTCATTGATTATGCAGGATGACGAATACTGTGAACAATTTGATTTCATGTTCGGTGATGAATGTCACCAATGGGATTCCAAATCTTTTACAACAATCGGTAAACGTTTCATTAATACGAAATATCGAACCGGGTTCACTGGAACACTTGAGGATTCAAAACCTCATGAGATGGTGTTAGAAGGTATATTTGGCAGAATCTATTATGCCGAGAAGACCAATTCTCTTATCAAACAAGGCTATCTTGCTGAAACACACATCAAATGTCTCGTGCTGAAACATCCAGTTGATATCTGCAAAGAATATTCCGGTAAGTCATACCAGGAAGAAATCGAATATCTGACTCAGAATGACAAACGTAATGATTTCATTGCAAAATTGGCAGTATCGCTAAAAGGTAATACACTGATCCTGTTCAACTTTGTTGAGAAACATGGGTTGGTCTTACACCAAAAGATTGTAAATCTTGCGGGGAACAGGGTATTCCTAATCCATGGTCAAGTAGACACCGACATTCGTGAGGATATCCGTAAAGTCGTCAACAAGTCAGATAATTCAATTCTCTTGGCATCTTATGGCACCTTTGCAGTTGGTCAGAATGTGCCAAATCTTCATAACGGTATTTTTGCTCATCCATCCAAGTCAAAGATCAGAAATCTACAGTCTTTGGGTCGTGGTTTAAGAAAGGGTGACAACAAATCTTCTTTCGTCTTGTACGACATTGCCGATGACCTGCGATACAAAGGAAAGATGAACTACACATTGGAACATTTCTTGGAGCGTGTCCGGATTTATACCAATGAGAAATTTGACTACAAGATTTACAATCTAGATTTTGGAAAGGAATGACAAATGGATGTTTATGTATTTAGACTAAAGGCTGGTTATGATATTATTGGTGAATTTGAAGATACTGAAAGTGGCTACAGACTCCATCATCCCATGAGAACAACCTATACAGTTTTGGACAGTGGTGAAGCTGTCGTCCAGCTTGTCCAATGGTTGAGCTATGAAATCTTCAGTGACTTTGAATATTGTACTCTTCCAAAAGAGAATGTCATGTTCTTAGCTAAGGCGGCTCCTGTTATGCATGATCTATATGAGAGGTCCCTTGGTGCGCTTTTGAAGAGACTGGAAGATGGTACATATACAGCAAAAGTAAAATCTGTCAAGGATATCGTCCAGGAGGAATTAGGTGGACTCCAGGAGGAACCTAAAAGGAAACTCCAATAAGGTTTCCTCCTAAGGTTGGCCTAGGTTCCTCCTAGGTGGTACCTAGGAAGGCCTAGGAGGCCTGCTAAGGTACCTAGGTATACCATATATGGAACCCCCTCATTCATCACGACAGTGATATTATACCACAAATTTTGAAATTGTCAAGGAAAAAATGGTCGCATGAAGCACAATTATTTGGACAACAAGTTGTTCCTGGAATCTCTTATAAATTACAAGAGGTTAGTTAACGAATATGAAGAAGCAGGAAAACCTCTACCACAAATCCCAGAATATATAGGCAAATGTTTCCTTGACATTTCTAAGAATATCTCAAGGAGACCAGAATTCATCAATTATTCGTTCATTGAAGAGATGATATCGGATGCATATGAAAACTGTCTACAGTATTGGTACACGTTTGATGCAAATCAATCTACCAACCCATTTGGATATTTCTCAAGAACGGTGTATAATGCATTCGTGCGCAGAATTCAAAAAGAGAAGAAACAACAATACATCAGATATAAGGAGGCATTCAACTCTGGGATATTCGACTCTGGAGAGACCTTGACTGATAGCAGTGGAAACGCTATAGTAGGTGCGAATAACTTAGCAGACAATATGTATGAATTCATTCGTAATTACGAGGAAAAACTCCAAATAAAGAATGAAGCGAAGAAAATCAAGTCTGCTAAAAAACCAATAAGAAAGAAGAAGGTCAAAAAATGAACCCCGTAAGAGAAGATTTGTTGCTTCCTGCACCAATTGAAGACTTGATTCGTAAAGCATTGGATGTGTCGTTGCGACATGACCAACGTGAACCTTATCGTGCAAGAATGTCTCATATAGCGGAAACACTAAACAAGGCAATTGAGATTTTTGACAAACAGAAATCCTAATCTTGTTATCCGCAAGGAAACTTGCAAAAAAACTCGGGAAGAAAACTTATCACGGTAGAGCCTGCAAGAATTGTGGTTCCACTGAAAAAGACGTTAATACCTCTACTTGTCTCTTCTGTAAGAAGGAAATAGACAAGAAATCAAAGAGAAAGAACAGATACAATCTTTCCGAAATAGATTACCAGAAAATGCTAAAGAAGCAAAAGAATAATTGTGGCATTTGTGGTAAACCAAAATGTAAGCTGAAATCTCTATCTGTTGATCATGATCACAAGACTGGCGTTGTACGTGGTTTGTTATGTTTCAAATGTAATTTTGCATTAGGACTTTTCCAAGATTCTCCAAAAATTTTAAAGAAGGCAATACGGTATCTCAAATGAAACCCTTATTGAAATGTTCTAGATGCCAAGAAGGTGAGATAAAGAAATATAGACGTAATAGTTATTCGACGTTTCATAGGTGTAATATTTGTGAATATGTCGTAATGCTTGTTACAAAATATGATGTGGAATCATCAGAACAAAAATACCAATTTTATTTCGAGGAACATCAACATAATGTATGAGAAACAATATAAACAAAGTAATTTTTATTTGGAAAATAGCTAATGCGACTCTGTATTATAAATGACACACATTCCGGCGCGAGAAATGATTCGTTGCTGTTCAACGATTACTTTTTCCAATTCTGGGAAGGAATTTTCTTTCCCTATTTGAAGAAGCATAATATCAGTCATGTGTTCCATCTGGGAGATTTGGTAGACAAGCGTAAGTCAATGAACTACGTTATTCTGAATTCATGGAATAAACGTTTCTTCCAGTATATGCAGGATAACAATATTTCATTCGAAGCCATTGTTGGCAATCATGATGTACCATATAAGAACACAAATGAAATTGATGGTATCACAGAACTATTCAAGAACAAATATCCAAACATAATTGTTCATACGAAGCCGATTGTCAAGGACTTCGATGGCACTGATATTCTGTTACTACCATGGATCAATAGCGAGAATTATAACGATTCGATTGCATTGATCGAAACCACCAAAGCTCCAGTGGCATTTGGTCATTTGGAAGTGGCTGGTTTCGAAATGGATAGAGGTAACATTTGTCATGAAGGTTTGGACAGATCGATCTTCAACAAATTCGACAAAGTGTTGTCTGGTCATTTCCATCATAAGTCTTCTGACGGCACCATCGAATATCTGGGCTCCCAATATGAAATGACTTGGGCGGATTATGGTGATCCCAAGGGTTTCCATGTATTCGACACAGACACACGCGACCTTACGTTTGTACAAAATCCTTACAAAATGTTCTATCGTCATGTTTACGACGAAGCCAATTTTGTAGAACCTTCAGAAGAAGAAGTAAAAAACAAGCACGTCAAGATCATTGTACATGATCGTAAAGATTTGGACAAATTCGACAAATATGCAACAAGAATTGAAAAGTTTGGTCCTGCCGATTTGTCAATTGTAGAGTCAAGCTTTGAAGCGACAATTGAACTTGACGAACGCATTGATGAAACTAAAAGCACTCTGGATGTCCTTGTAGACGCTGCTGATAAACTTCCTGACGATGGTGTCAAAAAGAAGGATATCGCAAAGCTATTGAAGGAGTTGTATATGGAATCTCAGGAAATGGAAACCGAATGAAACTAAAAGAAGTTGCCTTCAAGAATTTCTTGGCTACTGGTGATGTCTGGACGACAATTCGTCTAGATGTATCACCGTCTACACTTATTACAGGTAAGAATGGTGAAGGTAAATCCCAATTCATTGATGCACTGTTCTTCGGTCTTTTTGGAAGAGCTTTTAGAAAGATCAATAAATCGGCCTTGATCAATTCCCGCAATGGAAAAGGCCTAGAAGTCAAGGTGACTCTTAGCGAAGGAGCCGATGAATATGTGATTCATCGTGGCATGAAGCCAAATATCTTCAATATCCATAAAAATAGTAATCTTGTTGATCAACATGCTGCCGCACGTGATTATCAACAATTACTGGAAGATACCGTATTGAAGATGAACCACAAATCTGCATCACAGGTTGTGGTTCTAGGTAGTGCCACGTTTGTTCCTTTCATGCAATTGTCAGCAGGAGACCGCCGTGCAGTAATTGAAGATATCTTGGATATCAAGGTATTCACTTTGATGAATGCTGCCTTGAAAGAGAAGGTGTCAAAACTAAAGGTTGATTACACCAACAACGAAGCAGAAATCCAACGTCAACTTCAAACGATCAAGCTTCTTGAACAACTATCCGATAATGAGAAAAAAGGTCGTGAAGCCGATATCAAGATTCGCGAGGAAGAAATTGAAGCAAAGCAAAAACAAATCGATGAATTGTCGGAGAAAAACGTCGAATCTGGTAAAATCGTTACTGCTCTTAAAAGAATAGTCTCTAAACAACCAGAAGTGAAACAGAAGATTGCTGAGATCGAAAAATTCCAATTTGCTATCAACTCTAAAACTAAGCGTATTTCTGAAGAGATTTGGTTTTTCGAGGAAAATGAAACATGCCCTACCTGTCTCCAGGAAATCAATGAAGATCATAAGGCGCATGTTCTTGAAACAAAGGAAAAGAAGAAGCAAGAGCTTGAAGTAGGTTTGGAAGATTTAACAAATAAACTGAAGGATGTATACAAGGATAACCAAGAAATTCATGACGCTCTTGTTAAATCTGTTAATGCCCAAAATGATATCAATATTAGAGCTAATGATATTAAGATGGCTATCAACCGTCAAGAAAGACTTGAGAAAGAAATCGAGGATATCAAAGCTAAATCAAACGTTGTCACCGATACTGAAACCAAACTTAATGATGCAAGGAAGGAATTAAAGAAATTCGAAGAACTTAAGTCCAAATATATGTATGAAGCCAAGGTCTTCGAAAAGACTTCATCCTTGTTGAAGGATGGAGGTATCAAAGCCCAGATCATCAAGCAATATCTACCCGTCATCAACAAGGCGATCAATAAATATCTCCGAGAACTTGGTTTCCAACATAGTTTTGAATTAGATGAACAATTCAATGAAACCATCAAGAGTCATTTCATTGACGAATTTTCCTACGAAAATTTCTCGGAAGGTGAGAAACAACGTATCGACCTTGCATTGTTGCTTGCATGGAGATATGTAGCCAAACTCAAAGGGTCGATCAACACCAATCTTCTAGCAATGGATGAAACATTCGATTCTTCCATGGACCAAGAGGGTGTCGATAGTTTGATGAACTTGATCCAACAAAACTTCAGTAAGGATACAAACCTATTTGTCATCAGCCATCGTGGTGATGCGATGCAGGATAGGTTTGATCGTCATTTGAAATTCCGTAAACAAAAAGGTTATTCGATCTTGGAGACAGAAAAATGAACAATATTACATTAGCAGACGGTAAAGAAATTCCTTGGGATGATTCTCACAAGGAACTTAAAGAGGACGGCCAACAGCGCGGTTATGTCGTATTGAGTGAAGAAGAAAGAGCTAAAGGTTTTGTCCGGCCCGTTAGGCGGTCTTATGTTCATGTTGGCATAACAGGACCAGAATTTCCTCTTGAGGACCATGATAATGCCGGTATGCATAGTTCTGGTTATGTAAAATTTGAGCGATATCCAAAAGGTTATCGAGGTTCCTCTATTGGTAGATACTGGAAGCAAGAGGAATTGGATTCAATTGGTAAAGGGTGTGGCACAAGAACAACTATGAGCCAATCCATTGCAGAAACTTATGCACGCGAACCTGGTTTTTATGGTGCCACGTATTGTTGTGGTTGTGGTGCACATTTTCCCGTCGGTAGGAGAGGCGAATTTGTTTGGGATGGTACAGATGAAAGAGTGGGCACATGAGTAATGAAACTCTTAAAATTACGCCGTTTGGTATTCAAGAAATCCGAATCACGGAATTGATACCGGAAAATGATAAGCGACTTAAGATGATATCCAAGGAATGGGATTTCAATAACCCTCCAGAAAATGCCGTCGAATTCAGTCGAGAACTGATCAATACATGTAAGGCTTATGGTGGTCTGGGTCTATCTGCCATTCAGATTGGCAAACCTTATCGTGTATTCTGTATTGGTTTAATTGACCAATTCCAGATATGTTTCAACCCAAAAATCCTTAAAATGTCTCTTGATAAGAAACGTGATATTGAAGGATGTTTGAGCTTTCCTGGTCTAGCTCTGACGGTCGAGCGTTCAACATCAATTGATGTTGAATTTCAAATGCCCGATGGTGTGGTGAAACAAGAAACATTCCATGGACTAACCTCAATATGTTTCCAACACGAGGTTCATCATCTTGACGGAATTTGTTTTACTGATATGGTAGGCCCTCTAAGCTTGCAGCGAGCAAGAGAAGCTAGACGCAAACTCATTAAACAAATCGAAAGAAGGAAGAAGAAGCTATGACCGAGAAGGATGTAATGGCGGCTCTTAATAAGTTTCGTGAGGAATGCGAGGCACGAGACAAGGCCACAAATGAAACGATAGCAAAA